CCAAAGCGGCGATTTGAGCGTCACGCTCGTTGGCCAAGGTTTGGCCAGCTTGACGTGCGAGCTCGGATCGGAACTCGAATTGTTGGATCATCACGTCGATGTTATCGAGCTCGAAGTGAGCAGCGATAGGACGCTTGTCCAAGCTGATGGAGAAGGTCGACGTGGTTGAACCACCGCCAGCCAACTCGACGCCAGCTTCCCAGCTGCTCACCAAGTCAACCGTACCGGTGATTGGGAACTGCATGGTGGTGCCGGAAGTCAAGGTGCGGCTGTCGACGAGGCCTTCGAAGACCTTGTACTGATCGTAAGCATTGATCACTTCGCCGGACCATGTGGTGAGCCAGAGGTCGGAAGCACCAATGTTAGGCAGAGCGCCAGTTTGTTGGGTGGTGTTGTCAACACCCCAACGGGCGAGATCGAGATCGGGATAAGTCATTTTAATAATTTCCTAGTTTAGGAGTTTGTGAGGCTAATGCCTCGTTCTTTGCTTGAGCCTAAATAAGTTCCACAGTGCTTGATTGTTCCCTCGAAGGGAGTCAGCATTCTGGGGGATCACCGTCACGTCGCATAATGGAGTGTGCCCAGCACAGTCCTAGTTCAGTGACGAGTCAGCCAGATTGTGGAGGCGGCTCAGCCTCCGGTCAGCCAAGGGGTCTTGGCCATACGGTGCTGTACCTGAGCCCGGAAAGCCGGGTCTGCGCGGTACTGCGGATTCGAGATGTCAGTGTTCATCTCAGCAGGATTCGAGTAAGCGGTAATCGATTCTGCTGCGGCGGCACTGGCAACTCTGTTCGGGACTCCGGCAGGTTCCGTTGCCGTACGAGTCTGCCCTTGGGCAGCTTGGTAACGGGCTTGGAGTCCTCGGAGAGTGGTGTCAGCCATAGGTCCTGTCAGGGCGGCGTTTGCGGCATCACGCTCTGCAGGGCTAAGGTTCTGACCAGCCCACTGAAGAATGTTATTTAGTTCAGCCTCTCCACCAACTGACTGAGCAGCGGTTTGGACAGACTGTTGTTCGATAGACTTGAGGCCTTGGAAGTAGATGTTGACCATCTCTTCTGTGGCACCGGGGAATGAGTCAAGCACGGACTTCATGGTGTCCTCGGTGAGGCTCCCAGTTTCCATGTACTCCGAAGTCCAAGACATTGCTTCTTCTTCGGTCATTCCTACCTCGTAGACTTGGACGTCTCCGTCTTCGCCTTCACCCTCAGCTTCTTCAGCTTCAGGTTCTTTAATCTCGAGGCTATCGGGCAACTCTACATCACCTTCGCCTTCGACAACAGGGGCGTCGTCGCTAGGCTCATTGATGAGGTTGGCTGCTTGCTCAGCCTTAATGGCAGCAAGCTCTTGTCGTGCGGAAGTGTACTGGCCTTGGGCTTCCTTCAAGCTATCGAAGTAGTCTCCGAAGTCTTTGAAGTTGCCGGGCAGTTCCATGCCACCGGACTCAGCGCCCTTGGTGAACATGTTCTTCTCGTAGTTGTACTGTTGGGCTTCCTGTGAAAGCACAGGAGCCTCTGGGGCTGGTGCTGCTTCGGGAGCAGGTGCAGCCTCAGGTGCTGGGGCAGGGGCGCCCTCAGCAGGGGGAGTGACAGCAATAGGAGTGCTGCCTTCGGGGATAATTGATTCGCTCATACTGAATTACTCCTTGGGGAAGTATTAGAGACCCATTGCGCCTTGTGCCAAGTCCATAGCGGCTTGGGGGTCGGCGTCAATGGCGTCTTGCATTGCGGGTTGACCAGCTTGCGCTGCAGCTTGGGCCAGTGGCTGTGCCATGGCTCCCTGCATTGCTTGCTGTTGTTGTGCAGCGGCTGCTGCTTCTTGTTCTGCTTGAATCTCTTCTTGGCTTCGGACCCATTGTGTAGGATCGAATCCGAGAGAGGTGATCAGGGCGCTTGCATAAGCGTCCCATCGGAAGTTCTGAACAGCTTCGGGTGGGAGGTTACGAACCATCTCGCCCATCTGCATCAGTCGTTCTCGATCGGACTCGCGGCTCAAGGCTTGGAGTCCGGTAACAACGTCGACAGAAAGGATGCCTTCGCCCTCGTCGAATTGCTTCGACAAACGGGGATCGACTTCCTTATCTTCCACCATCAGGTAGAAGGTACGACGAACCATCGGGGACAAGAGGTCACGAGCGATAGAGGAGAAGACACCGCCGAGCACTTGCTCGAGTTCTTGTCCAACCATACGCACTGCAGTAGCAGTGACTCGGTCGCCTTGGGGGATGGCTTGGCCGCTCATGAGGAATGCTTGTCCGACTTCTCGTCGCATAGCATCCACAGCAGCCTGTGTTACTTGGATCTGTGAGTTCATAGTTGCTGAAGGTGACAGCGTGAAGACGTCCTGCGATCGTGCAGGCACCCACGTGCCGTTGGGCTGCGATGCGATGTCATCCAGAGCAGTGATGCCCGATGGGTCTACACCCATCCAGAATGACGATCCAGCAGCGAGTCCTTCAATGAGGCTCGCGGTGTACGACTCGAGCGACTTGATGTCGCCGATGTTGCACTCCACGTGCGAGCGGCCATAGTTCTCACCAGTGATGCTCTGCCAACGCAGAGGGATCACAGGGCTAACCTTAAACATTCCTTCACTGACGATATCACCGTTCAGTTCAGATTGTGCGTGCCACTGTTTTTCTTCTTCCATCCAGCAGAGCCTGTGGTAGACACAGTCGTAGCCCTTCTTGGCTACGGCTCCGCTTGCGGATGGCATGTAGGCAGCTTCGGTAGCGGAGTCGCTATGCTTAGCAGCCACGTGCTCGAGGTAGATCACCTCAATCACTTCACCCTTGAAGTCACGACGGACGACGTAGTGATCCAACCGACAGGTGCGGAAGGTCATGTCGTCTTCGAGGATCAGCAGGGTGTCACCCAAGACCAGCAGTTGCTGGAGGGATTGGTAAACAACTTCACGAACATTCTTGCTCGTGAGTTTCTTGTGCAGTTGTAGTGCGAGGGATTCCAGATACTCAACTGCTTCCAACGGAGCCTCTTCCCCACCGGCTGGCCCGAACTTAAAGAACGGCAAGTCGTTGAGGGGGAGGAGAGCCGACATCATCCGTGACGCCAAAGCGTTCACGCCCCGAGCGGGGACGGATGAGTATGGTGGCTCGAGCTGTTCCGTTTCGGACCAGCCTGTTGGAGGCAAGAGCTCTGGCAGCGTCAAGCTAGCACACCCACGGGCGCGATCCAGCTTGGCTGTTCGGAGACTATCGAGAGCACCAAAGCGCTCGGCGATGGTCTTCTCTGCCATTGCGTAATTCATCTAGTTACCTCAGTTGTATGTAGTGCCGGAACCGCCAGATGGAATCTGGAGGTTGCCAGCAATGTTTGTAAATTGTGAGCCGCGTGAGTTTGCGCGTCGTTGTACGCCAGCACCCAAGTTTTTATCTTGGGCTTGTTTCTGACGATCCATAACACGTTCTTGTGAGATACGGAGTTGAGCAGTCTTCTTAGCTTGCTCCTCTTCGTAAGCACGTCGCTCAGCCTCATCAGACTTAGCTTCGGCTCTCATGTCAGCACGCAGCTGCTCTTGGTATACGCGCTCTTCCTGTCGTCGAGCACGCAGCTCTGCTTCAGAAGGGCCCATCTGTGTTGATTTGGGAGATCCCATTATGCCCTCCTTCGGACAGTGTTTTGTTGCATTCGTTTTTCTTGTTGCTTCCACTCAGTACGGAGACGATTAACTACGTCTCGTTGTCCTGCGAGGAATGCCCGCTCCCACTCGGGAGCTTTCAGGTCTGCATCCGTAATGGGATACAGTTCGTCGAGTCGCTTGATAAGCTCTTCGTCGACGGGCGGGAATTCATTTTTCATTAGTTAGCTCCTCGAATAGTTCGTCAGGAGTCTGTATGTCAGGCTGTTCCCAGCCAAGCACACGCTTGGTCAGGTCGACACAGTTCCAGCCGGGCTGGTTCTTTAGGTCGAAGCCCCACAGGTCACGGGCCACATGGTGGCACCACAGTGGGAACGGCCTGCTCTTATGTCCTTCCAGATGTTCGTAGTCTACCGGCCCTACCGAGTATGTTGGAGGGAGGGATATGACAGCGGAGGGCTGGTTGTAATAAGAGTCTTCATCGTAGCAGTCTAGCGGAAGCCACGCAGATCCTTCAGGGGATCCGTTAAGCTTCCATCCCCCAACGACAATCGCACAGTGCGTGAACGTTGGGGAGACTAGCCCTATCCACCAATGGTAGGGGGATAGGGGGTACCGCTTCCAGAACCAGACTTCAACCGTTTGCGGATTCATCTGGCTTCTTGGCGGTCTTCTTTGGAGCAGGCTTCTTAGCCAACTCTGCCTTTGCTTCGGCAAGTTCTTTCTCAAGCCGCTTGATCTCCTGCCACATGGGGCGGATCCAAGGGTGGCTGTTTTGGTTTTGCACGCCAGATTCCATGGCGGCGCGGATGGTACCCATCATTAGGGTGCGGGGGTCAAAAGTCATAAGTATTCTCCTTGGGACTGACTGAATAAAAAGAGAGCATAGCCGTTAGGCCATGCACTCCTTGGGGTGTCGCTTAGAACCAGCGACGGATAGCGTCCTGCGCAACACGGACGCCGTTGACCAACCACCGGCTAGCGGCAGTGATCGAACGAGCGACACGGTCGAGGACTGAAACGATAGCAGCTTCGACGCTGCGAACAAATGCTTGAATCATTCTTCATCATCCTTTAAAAGGGTCCAGCACAGCCAAGCAGCTCCTCCGTACAGGAGCAGCCTGCTCAAAGCAGGGGGCTCAAGTTCGACGGGTTGTCCGACCGTGTCAATTCTCACGGGCTGCACACGCTGGTCCTTATCAAGGGGCGTGGGCAGATCAATAACAGATTGTACTCCCTTGCATGAGCAAAGGAAGAGTAAGGGCAGCAGACGGATCATCGCGATCGCGCCGTTGAGCTGCCAAAGTAGAAGCCTACAATGGCCAATAGTACTTGACGAAGTTCGGGAAGCAGGAGCACACCGTGGATCTCAGTAAAGATCTTGGTGGCAGGTTCCTGAATCAATCCGAACAGCCAAGAGCGTCCAGCTTGCTCGCCTTCTACCACGACTGGCATTCCCCACATGGGGGCCAGCATAGGTAGGAAGACCACTCCGAAGAGGATCGACAAGACGATAGCACGCCGAACAAACTTACCAGCATTGACGCCGACCCGTTGGGCAGCAGCGTTGCGAGAGGCCTCAGCCATCTCGTCACGCTTGAGCGCTGCCATCAAGAGGTCGTTCTGTTGCTGGGAACGGATGGCCATGAGCTTCATGACGTAGCCAGCAATGCTGCCGCCTAGGGTTGTCAAAAGCTCAAGTCCCATCAGTCCTCCTCTGCCAAGGGCAAGGTGTCAGTTTCTGATCCAGCTACAGCTTGTGCTGAATCGACAAACAACTGAGCCACCGCTTGGATCTGAACTGTCAATCCAACCAAGAGGGCTTGGTCACCACGGAGGGCGTTAGGAATGGCAGATCCGATGATCTCGGTAGCGTTGTTCAGTTTGCGTACCAGTTCCGAGAGGTCGTTGGGGACCACTTCAGTAGAGGTGCATACCTTGGAGCTGACTTCGCCAGCCTCAAAGGTTTGGGATTCTCCGATCTCTGCGGAGAAGGTTTCGCCAGCCTCAAAGGTCTGGACTTCGTTGAGACGAATCTCTGGGGTTTCCATAATGGTTCCTTGGTTGCGATCTCATATTCGGGGAGGTTACCTCTAGGGGTCCCAAGTGCAATACTCAGGACCCCAGAGGACCAAGGAGATCTAGTTAATGGAGTCGCAAAAGGTTGGCTCTCGTTGAGAACTTTTGTCTAACTAAGGGTTAGACTATAGTTGCGATTATCCTATGGTAGTACGTAACTTGGCCTACCATATTGCGCCGTATAATCACCCCTCCCAAGGGAGAATGTGGGTGATTGCGCCAGTTTCTTTATCGTATTCCTCGGGTCTGAGGAGGTGTAAACACTTGTATTGTGACGCAAAGTATTCATCTGGGTCACTGATTCCCGCCTCTTCGATGATCCGATCTCGCTTCTCAACATACCGTTTTCCGGGGTTGAGGAAGGCATCTCGGTTCTCTTGGAGGATGGAGGGGAAGTGCCAGTCCTGCTTCTTGGCCCATGCTTCACCGCGTCCGAGGATGCCCCAGATGTAGTCGGTGCTGTCGCCAGCAACCATCTGGATGCGCTCGAATGCAACGGCATCTGCCTCGCTGACCTCGACGGGACCGTCCTCCTTACGGGGGTTCCAGTGCCAGCCGGGTACGGTTCGCATGTCTTTATCGATAGCAATGCAGCACCAGCCTTGGCACAGCATCATGGACATCAGGTCGTCGGCCTCCAGCCGTGGACGTTCCACGACCATCTGGGCCCCTTCCCGTAGGTAGTCCATTGCGTCTTGCAAGAACTGAGGCTTAGGCTTATTGTCCCTGTTAGCCTTGTAGAGAGGCCAATAGTCCCGGCGGAAGTTATCAGCACGAGAGCAACTAAACGCCACAGCAACAGTATCGAAGCCACGTGAAAGATCATTAAGATCATATGCAATCCTATCTTCGAGCCAGTCGAATCCCTCGTTCTCGGCGTAGCAGGCCGCCGTGTAGGCGATCCAGTCTCCGTCGATTACAGCTTTAGTTGGTTTCATCTTCGTCCCTATCTGAGTCATAGTCCCAGTCGTCGTCGTCGAGATCCTTAAGTTCATCGAGTCCGAAGATCTGGTCCATAGCCTCTTGGAGTTCTTCTAGTAATGCTTCTCGCTCCTCTTCGCTGAGGTCTTCGAGCTGCGTATCTTTCTCTGGCGCAAGGAGTTGCGTGCCCAGCAAGAGCGGGGCGATGGTGTCAAGCATCTTGTTGCAGGTCTTGGAGGTGCCGGAGTTATCGAACCAGTACACCTTCTCGGCGCTGCTCTTACCCCATGGCATCTCGGTGCTGAAGAACGATTCGAACTTGGCACCGGTTCCCTTAGTCCGGTCGATAGCCTTAGCCATCTTCTCGGATTCGTGTCGCCGGAAGCGGGCGTGGGGCACAGGCAGGCGTTCGCCAGCCGATACGTGGACCACATCTCCGCCCATCTTAAGGATGGTGTCGATCTCGTTCTGGTAGCGTACGTCATCAATGATAACGACAACTTCCCAGAACTTGTTGCCTTCATTCAACAACGTGTTCTCCAGCTCAGCCAGCTCACGGATCTCTTCGATGGTCTTCTTGACCCAGTAATCTGGATCTTCAGCTCGCATCTCAGCTCCGTGAGTCTGACAGAACTCTCTGTATTCTGTCGGGTGCGTATCTTTTGGGAAGCCAGCATCGGCTGATGCTCGCTTCAGGGCGCCCGCGAAGGACACCAAATGTGGGCGTTGGCCTGCGTCGAACGCAGCCTTGGCCAGTCTATCTGACAGGTAGCTCTTGCCACACCGGGCTTGGCCGGTGAATCCAATAACTCTCATTTTGCCTCCGGGGCTAGTGGGGTTTCATAGTATATGGTGAGTTCGAGTTCTTTAGCGTAAGCCCACTCCCAGTTAGCGCCGGGAGAAGCCTCGTATCCGTCAAGCATGTACAGGGCATCCACAGATTGGATGGCCCTCAGGTCGCGCCTAGCGGCCTGCATGTAGTCCTGACGAGTGAACTCGCGGGTAGGAGACAGGCCCTCTTCGAGGTCCATCTCCGCTGGATTGACAACGTCCCAACCAGCTGCCCGTAGTTGGGCAGCCTTGCGGTTGAAAGCGTCGTATCCGTTGTTAGGTAGGCCAGACATAGGTCCGGCAATATAGATTCGTTTCATTAGTGACAGTCACTCCAGTTGTCGCCGATGCCAGCCTCTGCATCCACACGCATGCGGATACCGAGCTTCTCACCGGCTGCGACAGCAGCTTCTTCGAGGATCTTGCCGACGCGCTCGGCGTCTTCAGGATGAGCTTCCCACTGCATCTCGTCGTGGATGAATCCAATCTGGCGGGCACGCAGGCCTTCGGCCTTGACGCGCTCGTTGCCAATGATGCACCACTCTTTAGAGATGACAGCGCCTGCGCCCTGAAGCAATACGTTCAGGGCCTTGTGGCTAGAGCGCACCGGTACGGTACGTCCGTCCAGCAACTTGATCTCGCCACGGGCATCAGCACAGGCCGAGGCCTGATCGATGACAGTCTTGAGAGCTGGCAGGTTCTTGAAGAATGTATCCTTCAGCTTGCCACCCTTGTGGGCGGAGCCGCCAACGATCTCACCAATCTTACCATTACCACCACCGTAGATGAGGGCGTAGATAAATGTCTTGGCTTGGTCCCGCGTGTCAAGGCCAGCGGCCTCTTGGTTTGCGGTATGGATGTCAGCGTTGAGGATAGTATCTGCATAGGCACCGCCGTCATGCGGAGCCATGTAGTGAGCGAGGCAGCGAAGCTCGAGACCTGAGAGGTCACACCCGACTTGTTTCCAACCGGGGGTAGCCTGCCACAGGCTTCGTGCTGCCTTGTCTCCTGATACCTGCTGGACGTTGGGCTGTGTAGCAGCCGTCCGGCCAGTGACCGTACCGAGTGTCTTAAGGGTACCATGGATACGCCCGTCCCGACTATAGCCGGATCGAGCATTCCAATCCTCCACCTGACCACGGAGTTTGTCCGTATCTCGGTAGCTCAGCAGTAGCTTGGCTTCTGGGAAGTCGAGAGCCTTGAGGACTTCGACATCGCAGATAGGCTTGCCAGAAGATTCGTTGATCTCTGCATGCCAGCCGTACTTCTCTCGTAACCGATCTGCGATCTGAACGGAGCTGCCGGGGTTGAAGGGAATCATCTTGAACTTGTTGGGACCCTTCACTACTCGATCACGAATAGCGCCGGAGCCCTTGCCCTTGATGTCACCCTTGGTCGTGTACTGGTGGCCCGTCTCCGGATCCTCCCAGTATTGGGGAGACTTCATCTCCTCCTTGATATCAGGGAATGCTTTGCGCAGGTCATCTTCGATGCCGCGCTTCTTGAGTAGGATGTCGATGAGCAATCGCTCACCACCGTCTAGATCGTAGTGCCAGCCTGTTGCGGTCTGGTCACTAATGATCCGTCCGAAGTCGTGCTCCAGTTTCATCACGTTCATAGGAACGCGATCCTTGCACAGGGTAGTCAGACGCTTGAAGATGTCGGCGTTGGTGCGGACATCTTGCTGACAATAGGTAAGCATCTCCTCATTGAACTCAGCCCAGCCGCCATCGTAGTCGGCCTTCTGGTTACCTCCGAAGAAGATAGCCAATTGCTTGAGCCCGTACCCGCCCGCAGGGTTGTTGCTGCGGTCAGGCCAGAGGAGCTGCGCCATGGTGAATGTATCAATCAGCTTGACAGATTCGGGCAGGCGCTTGCCAGTGATCCTCTCGATGACTGGTACGTCATACTGGAGGATGTTGTGGCCGATCAAGGTCTCGGCTTGGCACAAAAAGTCCCAGCCTTCCTTGATCTGGTGTGGCCGGAACGTGTGCATCTCGTTGGTCTGAAGGTCTACAGCAACGATGCAGTGGACTTTGTCACACTCCTGCGTTGGCTGGCCCTTCTGGTCGAGGGTAATCTCGTGAAGGCCATTGCCTTCGATATCCCATACTAAGTGCATACTATGTTCCTTGTTAAGACTTCCTCGCGTAGAGGAGTTCTGTGATGTATTCTAAAGCTGCCTTCAGTTCGTTGTCCATGTAGTCCACCCGTTCTGGGTGGCTCATGACGAGTTGAAGGAGGTCGATG